CTGCTCGCCGTAGGCGTTGATCGTCGGCGTGTTGCGTTCGAGCCGGCAGGCGTGGCGGGGTGCGAACTTCACGAGCCGATCTCCATCGTGCGGTTTTGGGCGATGATCGCGCCGACCGCGTAGGGGGCTTCGTTGAGGTTCAGGCTCGTCGCTGCGGCCGGCAGGTCGTAGTAGTGGGCGGCCAGCAGTTTCACTGCGGCCTTGAGGTCGTGCGGCACGTCGGCCGCCACGCCGTAACCGGCCTGGAACTCGACGCTGACGGCTCCGAGCTGTCGGCGGGTCGTGGGCCAGCATTTGCCGTAGGCGGGCGACACGCGGCCCACCAGGCGATCTAAGTTGGCGTGGTAGTCTTCCGGAGGCAGGGTTTGCTGCTGACCGTTGTCGTCGATGTACCGGATCGCGACGATGACTGCGGCTGGCGGCCGCAGCAGGTGAATGACCGGCGGGAACTCATCGAGGGTCAGCCGCAGCGTGCGGGTGACCATCGCGGTATTGGTCTCGTGCTCGAGCAGCTGCACGGCCGCCTCGATGTGCTGGGCCAGCATCGCATCGTGGCTGCCGTCGTCGCCAGCCAGGCGCAGGTGATCCTTCAGCTCCGCGACGGTGACGGGCAGCTCGGCCGGCGGGGTGATGGTGGTGACGCTGCGGCTCATTCGGGGTCGGTGGAGGTTTCGTTCTCGGTTTGCTTCGTGGCCTTTTCCTTCTTGGCCTTGGCGGCTTTGACCGGCTCGGCGTAGCCGGCTTCGATGAGGCGCGTGGCCTCGTCGTCTTTGAGGTCGATGATGTCGCCGGTGTTGCGGACGAAGCCGACGCCGGCCTGGCAGATGAGGATGCGGATTTTCATAGCGGCTCCGGGGTGGTGAGATATGAGAAGAACCGCCGGCCCTTTCGGGGGCCGGCAGGCGTTCGAGGAACTGATTAGCCGGAGGTTTTCAGGATTTTGAACGCCGACAGATCGGCGATGCGGCCGTCGTGGCGCGAGTCGATCTTGAAACCGACCAGGCCGTCGTCGGCAAACTTTTCGACCGCCCGGATGATCACCGGCGTGGTCACGTCTCGGACGATGTAGCGGCCGAAGTCGCCAGCGAGAACCACTCTGGAGCCGTCCGTCAGTTGGCCCATTTCGTTGTTCACGGTGTATCGGTAGCCGAGGATTTCATTCGGGGCACCGGCGGCACCGGCGGACCAGATGTAGCTGCCGCCGCCGTCCTTGAGCTTTCGGATCGCCGCGAGCGTGGTGTCGTGCATCATCAGCCCGAAGCCCGGCTCCATGCGGTAGGCCGCATCGACGCTGTGGATCAGGTCGAGCAGCTCGTCGTAGGTGATGGCGTTGTTGAATATCGCGGTTACCCCAACGCTGGCAGCGATGGCCACGCCCTGGGGCTGCGCGGTGCCGGTGCCGGTCGTGCTGTAGACGTTGAACGCTCGGCCGATGCGCTGTGCCGCCTTGCGGCGGATGTAGCCCTCGACATCGTAATCGGCGTCCTGGAGCAGCTCGTGGCTGACTTTGATCCAGTCCGAGCTGAACTTCATGGCCTTGAGGGTCACGTTGCCCAGCGTCGGGTTGGTTTCGTTCGCGTTGGTCACGGCCTCGCCGACCAGCCGGCCGGTGTTGGAGGTGTCGTCGCCGGTGGGCACGGTCATCTCATTGCCGTGCGTGGTGCGGATAATCTCGGCCCCGGCCTGGCGGACGCCGGCGTAGCTCTTCATCGCGTCGAAGAACGACGAGCTGAACGGCCGCGTGCCCACGACGCCCTGGCCGGACGTGGTCAGGGCACGGGTTTCTTCAACGGCGGGCAGGCCGCCGCGGAGGAACTGGTCGAACGACCGCTTCTCCATCTCGACCTTTTCATCGCGCTGCTCTTTGTCCAGGTCCAGGTCCTCACGGCCCGGACGCTGCGACGCTTGGCCGGGCTGCGGCTGGCTGCGCTGTTCGCCGTTGAGGGCGATCAGCTTGTCGTACCGCTCGATCGAGCGGCCGAGATCCTCGGCCCGCGTGTTCAGCTCGTCGAACTTGCCGGATTCCTCATCGTTGAGGGATCGCTTTTCTTCGTCGGCCTTGGTCAGCATGGTCTGCATGTCGTGCAGGACCTGCGTGCGCTCTTCGGCTTGCTTCTTGCGGGAAACCCAGCTGTCTGGGGTCTTGGACTTGTCGTTGTCATTTCCGGGGGCGGGGGTGGGCATGGGGTGTCTTTCGATCAGGGTGGTGAACGTTTGCCGCCCGCACGTTGCGGGTGGCTCGGTTCACGCTGCTGGTCGGCGACGGCCCCGTGGGCTGCGTGATGGGTCGGTTGTCTGCGGCGGCCTGTGTCAGGCGGCCGCCTGAAGCTTGCGTAGCTGCATCTTCCGCTCGGCCAGGGATGGCGAGCCGGCCAGCAGCTGCTTGGCCTGGGCGATCGCGGCGGGGTCAACGGACCGCGTCGCAATGCTGGTGTCCCCGTAGGCGGGGCGTTCGGTGATGGTGACCTCGTATAAATCGAGGTCGCTGATGTCTCGGTAGAGCTTGCCGTTCTCTCGGTTGAACCGCTGTTCACGGACGACGAAGCCGAAGCTCATGCCCTGGATGTCCTTGCGTTTGACCAGGGCCAGGGCGTCGTCGCCGGCTCGGGTCTCGGCCACGTCGATCTCGACGTGCAGGCCGTCCGATTGATCGGTGAGCTTCAGCGTGTCGTTGCTTCGCGAGGCCAGCAGGTTGCTGTGCTCGAAGCGGGCCTTGATGTCGCGCTTCTCGCCGAGGCTGCGTGCCAGCGCTCCGGGCTTGATCCGCTCGACAAAGTCGCCGAAGTCAGCCTCGGCGTTATATACGACCGCCACGCCCTTGAGGCGTCGCGGGTGATCTGCGCTGATGGCGCGGACTTCGAGCTGGACCGAGCGTTGTTCCATTATCGCGGACGTATGGGTTGCATCGCGTTCACTTCCGGGGGCCGGGGGGGGTTAGGCGGCGGCCTGCATACTGATGTTCTTCGGTCGATTCGCGGGCCAACTTTCGAGCAGCTCGTCCAATGTGCCGGCTTCCTGGGCGGCCAGCAGCTGGTCGCGGGCCTCGGCGGCCAGGGCGGTGGCCTGGTCTGCGCTCACGATCGGCAGCCGTTCCACCAGGTGGTCGACGTGGCCCTGCCCGAAAAACTCACTGGCCCATCCCCGGAACTCTTCCGGCTTCTTCGCGGCTCGGGTGGCGGCGTTGGCTTCCTTGATGGCGATGCCAGAGGCGATGGACTCGATCAGGATCTGCACGCGGTCATCGCGTTGTTCGGGGTCGGCCGGGCGGTCGGCTTGCGGGGTTCTTACTTCCGGGGCCGGGGGTGGGGCGGAGCGTTGATTGTTGGGCTTGCGGCCGTCGGCCGGGGCCATGTTCAGCGGCGACATCAAGGTGTCGCCGCCGTCGATCGGCGGCAGGTCGTGGTGTGCCCGCGCTTCGTTGGCGGTGAGGATCCCGGCCTGGACGCCCTTGGCGTCGGCCTCCATCCGGTCGGCCAGGCTGGACCGCACGACGGCGTCGAGGTTGAAACGGATTGTGTAACGGCTCTGCTCGGCCTCGCTGAACAGCTTGCGGCTGACCTCCTGCTCGATGGCGACCACGTGGGGGCGGAGGCAGGCCTGGGCGTAGTCGCGGTATTGGTTTTCGAGGTTGCCGTAGGTGGACTCCACCGGGTCGATGATCCCGACGGGCATGGCGAAGATGCGGGCGACTTCGCGGAGCTGGAACTGCCGCGACTCGGTCGCCTGGTTGTCCCGCATCGAGTAGTGCAGGCGGTGGACCTTCAGGCCGGGCAGTGCCAGGCGTTGATGCTGGTTGGCCGGGCCGCTGAACTGCTCTTTCAGCTGACGCCGCAGCTCGGTCAAGGCCTCGCCCTTCATCGGCGGCAGCTCGAAGGCGTTGGCGTCGAGGTGGCTGCCCTGGCTGAAGTAGCGGGCGGCGAAGTCGGCCAGGGCGATGCTCATGCCCACCGTCTGCGTGGCGAGCTGGATTGGGCCACGGCCGGCGATGCCGTCGAGGGCAAGGTAGGGCGTGTGCAGGACCTGGTCGGGCCGCATCACGCTGCCCGTGACCAGGTCCGTCGCGTAGAAGAGCTGGCCGTCGCGTCGGCCCGGCCGGGTGTCCCTGGCGAGCATCGGCAGGATCGCGGTCGGGATGCTGCCGGCCCGCTCGATCGCGGCATAGCCGTTGCCCCAGAGCAGCGTGTTCATGATGTACGCGGTCCAGAAGGCGACCGGCGTCTGATATTCGTTGGGGCTGCGCAGCAGCTGGGCGACCGGGTGATCGCCGACGCGCTTGCCGCTCTCTCGATCCAGCACGTGGACCGGAAGCGTCGCGATGTCGCGGCTGATCCGGCCGACGCAGGCCAGCACGGCCGAGGCGGTGATCGCGGTGTCGGGCGTGACGGTGACACCGGCGGCCTGGCCGTACTCACTGATCATGGCCAGCCCGCTGAAGATGTCGCCGTCGTCGAGCAGGCCGCGGCGCTCGAGGTTGTCGGGTTCGGGGTTGTTCCGTTTGAAAAGTTGCATGAGTCCCATCGTGTGCTCCGGGTTAAAACGTGATCAGCGGCGACTCTTCGTAGGCCGCGTCTTTGTCTTCCTTGGCTTGCTTGCAGTGCGTGCCCATGGCCATCGCCAACGCGGCGATGCCGTCGATCTTCCGGCCGCTGTTGCGCGGCTTCGTGGGCTTGAGCAGCCCGTCGCTGTTCTCGATCACCTCGACGTTGCCGGCCATCCAGTTCAGGATCGGGTGGCTGCCGTGGCGCAGCCGGCGGTCCATCACCGCGGACTCGAGGTAACGCAGGACCGGGTTCATCATGGTCGGCCGCTGCCAGAACTGGAACATCGGCAGGCCCTGCTCGCCCAGCTCGACGGCGAGCTGCGTCGCGCCGCTGGGGTCGTAGGCGATCTCTTTCAGCTCGTACTGGTCGGCCACCTCGGTGATGCGTTTGCGGATGTAGCTGTAGTCGATCACGTCGCCGGGCGTCAGCTCGATCAGCCCCTGCCTGGCCCACTCGCGGTAGGGCACGCCGGCGAGCCTTTCGAGTTCCTCGATGTTGTCCTCGGGCAGCCAGAACCACGCCTGCACGTCGTGCATCCGCCGGCCGTCGGTCGGGTCGATGCTCGGCATCTGGATCACAAACGCCGACAGGTCGATGGACGTCGAGAGGTCCAGCCCGCCGTAGGCTTCGCGGCCCAGCAGCTGCTCGGCCGGTGGCCGCTCGGGGCAGGCCATCCAGCGGTCATAGTCCAGCCACCGGCTGACCTGGCTGACCCACTGGTTCAACCGCAGCCGGCGGAAGTTCTGCATCCGGGCCGGCGAATCCTTGGCCCGCTCGTACTCGGTGGCCAGGTCCGCGGCGTCGATCGTCACGCCCAGATTCGGGTTTGCGTCTGCCCAAGCGTCGGGGTCGCCGGCGTCGGCGTCGGCCGCGGCCGCGGCGATGAAGGCGTAGGTCTCGGTATCGACGATGCTGCCCTGCAGGATCCCCTCGGCCCGCTCGTGCAGCTCGTAGCCGATGGACTCGCGGTCGTCGCCGGCGGTGGTCAGGATCAGCTGCAGCGGCTGACGCCGCGCGGCACCGGCGTAGGCCAGCGCGTCGTACAGCTCGCGGTTCGCCTGGCGGTGGATTTCGTCGAAGACGATGGCGTGCGCGTTGATGCCGTCGACGGCCGAGGGCTTGTTCGGCAGGACCGCGTAGAAGCCGTGTGCCCGCTCGAACAGCAGCCGCTTGACGTGCGGCCGGGCCTCGACCACGCGCTGCAGCTGCGGCGAGCGGTCCAGCATCTTCGAGGCCTCGCGGAAGATGATGCCCGCCTGCTCGCGTGTGGTGGCCACGCCGTAAAGCTCCGCGTCGGCCTCGCCGTCGGCGACCAGCAGGTAGAGGATCAACGCCGCGGCGAGCGTCGACTTGCCGTTCTTCTTGGCAATCTCGATCCACGCGAAGCGGAAGCGTCGCGTGCCGTCGGCCCGCATCCAGCCGAACAGCTGCACGATCATGTCGCGCTGCCATGCTTCCAGGACCAGCGGCATCCCCGCCGCCGGCTTGCGCGGGTCGGCGATCTTGCAGAAGGTTTCGATGAAGGCGATCACACGCTGCCCGGCCGACTCATCCATCACGCAGCCGTCGGCGACGGCCTGGCGGTCGCTCTCGGTGCGGATCCAATGCTCGGCGGTCGCGTTGCTCATCCGGTGAGTTTGAGGAAGCTGTCCAGGGCATCTTCACTGTCTGGCGTCTCGACGTGGATCCGTGTCCGGCTGCTCGGTGTCATGCCCAGCTCGGTCATCGCCTTCTGCATCTGCTGCATCGCTTTGTTCGCGATCGCGCACCACGGGTTTTGGATCGGGAAGCCGGTCCGGGCCTTAACGATCGGGCCGTGTTTCCTGAGCTGGTTCTCGGCATCGACCCATCGGCCCCACGCCACGCAGTAGGTGGCCAGCGCGGCCTTGTCGATCTTCGTGAGCAGGCCGGCGGCGTGCAGGTCCTTGGCGATGCGGTTCCACTCCCGCCGGGCCTCGCCCTGGACGTGCTGCGGACAGGTCGGCTTCGTATTCTTGGGCTTGGCTTCCTTCGCCCCGGAAGTCTTGCGCTTGCCGGGGTTGCCCTCGAAGTCTTTCACGGCTGTCGGCTTCGGCTTCCTCCCTCTCATTCTGCCTCCAACTCGCTGAAGCTCACGCCGTCGGACAGACGCACCGCGTCGCCGTCGGTGGCCTCGATCCAGCGGCGGACAATCACATCGACGTAGACCGGGTCCAGCTCCATCAGCCGGGCCTTGCGGCCGGTGCGGTGGGCACCGAGCAGCACGAAGCCGGCCCCGCCGAAGAGGTCCAGGACCGTGTCGCCTTCCTGGCTCGAATTGTGGATCGCGATCGTGGCCAGCTCGGTCGGCTTCGATGTCGGGTGGTCGCGGTTGGCCATCGGTCGATCGACCTGCCAGGCGTCGGTCGTGTCGGCCGGGCCGACGAGCTGCAGATCCTCGCCCTCGGCCAGGCGGATCAGCCGCGTCGATTTCCGGCGGGACTTCGGGGCCTTGGCCTGCACGAAGATTTCGCGGCCCTGGCCGTCGCTGACTCTCACGCCGCTGGCGATCTCGATCGAGCGTGTGCCATCGGCATCGACGCCGGTGATCCGCCAGAGATTCGATTGGCTGCGGTCGCCGTACCACCTGGGCCGGTGGCCGGCCTTGCCGCAGTAGAAGCACGGCTCGATCTGGTTCTGGTAGTCGCTCCAGCCCATGGTGATCTGCGATTTGATCCATACGATGTTCATCCGCTCGACCAGGCCCGCCGCGTCGATCGCATGTTCAAAGTCGCGGCGGGTCATCGGTGAATGCCAGACGTAAAAGCCGGCTTCATCCTTGGCGTGCTTCGCCGCCAACTTCATCGCTGGCACGAGCAGCTTCAGCAGATCATCGCCGTCCTGGTCGTCGGCCTGAATGGTCAGCTTGTCCGCGGTGCGGCCTTCATAGCTCACGCCGTAGGGCGGGTCGGTGATGACCAGGTCGGCCTTACCGTCTTTCATCAGCCTCGCGACATCGTCGGCGTTCGTGCTGTCGCCGCACATCACGACGTGATCGCCCAGAAGCCAGAAATCGCCGCGGCGGCTGATCGGTTGTTTCTTGCTTGGCGTCGCCGCCGGCTCGGGCGGGTCGGGGTCGAACGCTTCGAGCAGCTCGTCCAGCTCGCCCTGCTCAAAGCCGGTCAGGGCCAGGTCGATGCCCGCGTCCCGCAGCTCGTTCAGCTCGCCGCCGAGCAGCTCGCGATCCCATCCGCCCCGTTCGGTCAGTTTGTTGTCGGCCAGTACGTAGGCCCGCTGCTGCTCGTCGGTCAGGTGGTTCAGCTCGATCGTCGGGACCTGGTCCATGCCGATCTGCTTGGCCGCGGCGAGCCGGCCGTGGCCGGCGATGACCTGGTCATCTTCATCGATCAGGATCGGCACGACGAAGCCGAACGTCTGGATGTTGCGGGCGAGGTCATCGATCTGTTTCTTGTCGTGGGTCCGGGCGTTGCGGGCGTAGGGCTGAAGCTCGGCGGTCGGCCGGTAGGTAATCTGCAGTTCGGCGGGCGATTGATTCATGTGTCGGCTTTCTCTGACCCCCCCCTAGTTAATTTCGCGGGCGCAAAAATCGAGTTATCCTGTTGGGTCTAGGGCTGATGGGGTTTGAACATTTCGACCCCCCCTCCCTATGACTTGTCGCGGTGGTGCTCGATGTGGCACGGCTCGCACAATGCTTCGAGGTTCGACCAGTTCAAGCGAAGATCCGGGCGATCCGCGATCGTCTGGCGGTGGTGAACCTGCGTCGCCGCGGCGGTCCGGCTGGCGGCCGTGCATCGCTCGCACAGCGGATGCTCGGCGAGGAATGCTCGGCGGACCTTCTGCCAGGCCGCGTCGTAGCCTCGTGCTGACGAGCTGGCTCGTCGGTCGGGCCTCGGCTTTCGCTGGGTCGCCGCGGCGAGCTGGTAGGTGCGTGGCCGCTTAGGCATCGTCCGCTCGCCTCCCTCGTGCCCGGCTCTGTTCGAGTCGCTCGATACGTTCGCTGTTCGATCGGCCGCGGGCTTCGGCTTCGAGGATCCGCTCGGTGTTCGCTTCGCCGGCCGTGGCCGCGGCGTCGAGCTTCGCGTCCTGTCTGGCGACCCGCGTCGCCAGCCGCCAGGTCAGCCCTAGAACCGGTACGACCACTGCAATCGGCAGCAGCGTTTCAGGTCCCAGGACTTGCGTATCCATCACGCCGCCCGAAGCTGATCGACCAGCTCCCGCGTCTTCGGTGACTGGTGCTCCTTGAGCGTCTGCTTTGCCACGCCCCTGTACGGCGGTGGAATATTGCCCATCATCTTCGTGACGCTGTTCACGACTTCCTGCGTCTTGCCGATCACGCCCTTGACCTCGACGGCTTTGCGTCGCGCGAACACGCCAGCGATCACCGTCGCCAGGCCACCGCCAATCGAAAGGATCAAACCCCACGGGGCCGGTAGCAACGGGCTGACGGCCTTCGCTCCCGCGCCGGCCGCTCCGAGCTCGTCCGCCCAGGTCGCGTTTCCCTCGGCGGTCCCATCGCGGATCGCCTGCAGCTCGTCACGCCACTGTTTCAGGGCGGCGTCGGCCTCGGCCTTCTTCTTGATCGCCGCGGCCAGCTTCGGCTCGGCTTCGTCGATGACTTCTTGCAAAGTCTCGGCCAGGTCGCCGCTCGCGTGCTCGAGCTGGTCCTTGGCCGCGGCGATGAAGCTCTGCAGCTGCGGGATGCGTTCGTCGGCTTCGGCGGAGATCTCCGCCGCTCGGCCGGCCGCCTCCTGGGCGAACGCCAGGCGTTGATTGGGGCTGGTGTCGCAGCCGCCGAACATCAGCACGATCAGCATCCCGCCGATGATGCCGGCCAGAGCGAGTGCGCCGCTTAGGCCGCGCGTTTGCATAACGTCAAGCATTGTTTGTCCTCGATCGGGGTGACCGTGATCTGGCTGGTGACCGTGGCCGCTCGGCCAGGGATCGACTTGGGCAACGCCGGCAAGCGGGCTGCCAGTCGGTCGGCCTCCGCCGCTATCACGTCGCGTAGTGCTTCGTCGTCGCTCCCCTGGCCCAGCTGCCGCAGATCGCCCTGCTCCTTGACGCGGCGGAAGGCCGCACGCAGCGCCTTCTTCAGCTCGTCAGCCGAGACGTCGAGACGACGCATCAGCTCGGCGATCAGGGCGGAGTCCTGGATCTGCACCGTGGCCGGCGTGGTGGTCTCGCAGCCATCCGTTGGCAGGCCCTTGCTGACGATGCCGTTGAGCCGCACGACCTCATCGATCTGATGCGTGCTGCCGTTGGCCAGCTCGGCCTTGGCTGCGGTCAGCGCCTTCGCCTTCACCGCCCCGGCAAGAGCCACGGCCAACGTCGATCCGATTCCTGCGTTGGCTGTGCTCATGCTGGGGCGGCTTTCGTGCTCCCCCACCCGCGGGGTTGCGGGCGTCCAGGAGGGAGTGGGTTATCGGTCGGTCACAAGTGAAAAAACGCCGGCATCGCTGCTCGGCGGGGCGGTGGCATTCAGCTTCCCAAGCTGAATGTCGACGGTTCGAGCCCGTTCACCCGCTTTAACGGAATGATCGGCCCAAACGGTTTGGGTCTTAAGCACGGCAAAAAAGGAAGGACCCGAATCATGCCTGAAAGCGACAAAAAAGAGAACACCGGCTCCAGCGATGGCGGCGGTGAGACGCGCACTGCGGACAGCAAACCCAACCCCTACAGCAGCGACCCGCCCCCAAGTGGGGCGGGCAACGGGTCGAAGAAAGAAGGATGAACAACATCCCCCGCGAAATCGAACCGTACCGTGCCCAGCTGTTTGCGCTCTGCCGTGATCAACGCTACCACGCCATGCGCGAGACCTGGTGCAACCGGATCGGCCAGGTGCTGACCTGGCTCATCCTGCTGGGCACCTCCAGCGCCTTTGTCGCCGTCATCGACGACGCTTCGCGCGGCGGCTTGGCTTTGAAAGTGTCGCTGCTGCTAGCGACCGCGGCGGCGCTGTTCAACATGGTGGTCGATCCCCGCAGCCGGGCGTTGCGTCATCAAGAACTGGTCGCTGCCTATACCCAGCTCGAGGAGCGGGTTCGGCCGGCTGACCCGGACGACGCGGACCTGCTGCTCGAAACTCATCAGCAACGCAAGCGGATCGAGCAGGCCGACGGCGATCCGTACGTCATCGTTCACCTGCTCGCGCATAACCGCGAAGCAATCTCGCGTGGCCTCACGGACCACGTCGTGAAGATCCCGGCCTGGCGTCGCCTGGTCGGCTGGGTGGTGAAGTTCCGCGGCTACCAGGCCAAGCCTTGCGATCAATCTCAACAGGAGGCCAGCCCGCCGGCTGCCGCTGCATCGGCAGCATGAAACTTCAATGAATTGAAACAACCCCCCTCGACGTGTGAGGGGTGGCCGATACAATCGAGGCAGGACTGGGCAGATTTGGCAGCATCTCTGCCCGACCTTTGACGAAGCCCAAGTCCAGCCTCCACATTGAGCCGCACCGGCTGGTACCCGGTGCGGCGACTTCAGCCGGGACCCGCAGCTCGCGGGTCCCGGTTTTTTTTGCGCGCGGGACTTGACAACGCCGCCGCGCCGAGCGAAGCTCCGATCAGTCAAAGGTCGGAACCGAGGCCACCAACCTCCCCGACTGACATCCCAGCCCGCCGGGTTTCCGGCACGCACGATCGCGGCTCGTGGCCGCGGCTGTCCGATGCCTGACCTGGTCGAGCC